AAAAAATATGTTATAATATATATATATATAATAAATGTCAAGCTTTAGAACTATACGGAGTTTATCACCCGAAAGTGAAAGTGATATTAGAAGTCGGTCAAGTCGGTCAAGACGGTCAAGACGATCATCTGGGTTAGGAAATGTATTGGGTAGCGAGTTTCGTTTTGACAGTAGAAGTGATCGTAGAATGGAACTCGAAAGACTTGCTAACGATGCGGGATTAATAATACCAGAGGGTATGGGATTGAGGCGAATTATTAGACTATTAATTGATAGTGGTGTTATTTCTGAAGAGGTCGGTGATTATATTGCCGATGTTGCAATGGTCGGTGAAAAAGAATGTTTAAAAAATTTAAAGAATTGTGAACAAGACAATAAAAATAAAAAAAAAGAAATCGGATTATGTGAGGATCGGATTGCCAAATTAAAAAAAGATGCGGAACAATGTGGACGACATAAAAAAAGAAAAATAATTGATTGTTTCCCAAGTGAATGCGATTTTATTAAAAGTTGTAATAGACGTAGGAAAACTAGACAAATAACCAATAATAATAATTTAACGGATAAAGAAATTAAAGAAATAATGGATGATATTCCAAGTGAAGCATTAGTTATTGAATCTATAGATGAATGGATTGGGCAAATAGATGAGGTCATAGTATGCTTAGATAGAAATTTGCGAAGCTGGAAAAGACAATATGATTTAACATGGCATGGTAATGCGATCAATCAAGACAATATAGTAGATAATATTAATAATGGTATTGATGCTGAAGGAAATATGACAAAAGATGGAGGTATTTTTTCATTATCTGGACAAAGAACAAATAATATATTAAGATGTTTTGGTGGTAAAAATTTACCAAAAGTTGGTTATTTGCCAACAGAACCAATATGTACACCTGAAGCCGGTTGGAGAGTAGTCTATAATAAAAAATTAAATTGTGATCCAAATAATTTTCACGATGATGACGATGATGCTTGTATTTCCTTACCACCAAAACAAATTGTAAATAAAGAAAAATGTCGCAAAGAATGGATATGTCCACGAAATGAAAAAATAATTAATAAATTTAAAATGGAAGATTGCTTTGATGATAATGGATGCTATAAATTACCAGAAATAAATATATGTAATGCGAGTAATGATTTTAAATTTATTTGCCCCAAACCAAATGTATCAGTTGAAACTTTGTGTAAAGGAATTAATTGGAGTGACCTTGTAAGTAAACAACGAGCAGAATGTATTCAACATACACCGTGTTTAATATATAGTAAAGAAATAAAATATGAAGCAATAAATTGGTTAATAAATACAGGTTCTGTAATTAATGGTCTAGATAATATTACAACTGATTTAATTATTGAACTTCAAGTTGAACAATTTCAAAACGCATCTTCTAATGTTCCAGCAGAAAAAAGGTATAATGGTTTATGTTGTAACAAAATATGCTATAATCCCGATTTATATATCGATTGTGATGAAATCATTGAAAATCAACTTCAATTTAAAGCATTATCAAATAAGTTTGAATGTTTAATTTGTCTAGTAAGGGATTATACTAAATATTCTAATGGTAAAGTTATATCTGGATCTATTCCCGGTGGTAATGGTTGGACGAGAGATCAAATCCCAGTTCGTGATTCGTGTGGCTTACCAGATGAAGAAACATTATGGAAGGCGGTTGGTTCTGTATTACCAGAAGAAACTGAAAAATCTTTATTAGAGACTAAAGCAATTAAATTATCTATGAATGCCCGCTCTAAATGTGAACTAATTAATAGTGATTTTGCTAAAGCAGAATATTGGGCTGATTATTTAGATTATATTGAAAAAGCTCAATGTTGTGCTAATTCTATATGTGATATAAAATATTTAATTTGCCTTGTTAATGAAAAAAATTTAGTAATTAAAGATATTGTTAAATGTCTAAGGGAATTAATTGGCGAATTATATCAGGGATTAAGAGAAAATATGGAATCTAATAGTAATGTTGAATTATGGTTTGAGATTCAAACTAACATTAATAGAGTTTTCTGTATTGTAAAAGATTTATATGAATCTGTTGATAATAAACAATCTGAATTTGAATATAATTCTATTTTTTCTCAAGTGGATGATGTTTATTATATATGGGGTGGTGTTCAAGCCAGTCAAACTGAATCAATTACTCAGATTGGTAATATTGAATCTGCTGGTGATATGACACCGGAAAATGCCGAATTATCTTCAAATATAAATTTAAATTTATCTGTTAAACAAGTTGAAAATTTTGATGTTTCTAAATCATTGACTAGTGATACAATAACTAGTGGTCAGACAATAACTAAAAAATATTTGGATAACCTTGAAGAATTTAATAAACTAAATATTTATAATCCATTATATCTCCCACATAAAGTTATGGAAAATGGTAGTTGGGTATCAACTCGTATATATAATGATGATTTATATCAAGTTGTTCCAATTGTTACTCCATGTCCAAATTATGATTGTTTAATAGATATTGCTGAAAATGGTATATTAATACATTCACAAACAATGGATTTAAGAAAACCATCAGCATTCCAAGTTTATCAACAATTTTTAAATGAAGGTAATGTTGTTTCCGATCCTACTAATATAATAAAAACACCATATGATATTCAAACAAGTCAAATAAATTCAGATCAATCCAACGAAACAAATGATAATGTTATTGATGGGGATGACTTTACTAAATTAGGTGATTATAGATGGACTCAGATTCAATATAGTGATGAAATATTAAATCCTTTACAGTCCGGTGGTGATAACAATGAATTCCCTAGTATATCACCTTTAAGTTTAATAATTTCAGAAAATAATACAATTAAGTATGCACCTATTCAAGAAAATGCTACGTTACCATTCCAAATACAAAACGCACCTGAAGTTTTAAGAGATTATCAAATAGGCATTCCATGTATTACATGGAATGCAAAGACATTAACGCAATTTTGTGTTGGAGAAGCTCATGGTAAATATTTGTTTAAAGAAATCATTTGTGTTCCTGTAGCTATTGCTTCTTCTGGTATATCATCTTCAGACGCCAATATGGGTGATACTTCCGCACAAATATCAACTGTTACATTCGGTCAGCCGAATCCCATCAGCAAAAGAAAATTTGTATATAGATCACAACATAATACTACCCCAAGCGATGGGAATATAGAAACTATATCTCCAGCAACACCTGAAGGTGTCGGTTATTATATTTTCCCGGGGTATGGTAAACCAGATCAATCTGATATAGCATTTGAAAATTTCCCAGGTTATCAGGATCCAGGTATAAGGTCTAGAAAAGAATTATTATGTGTTGGTACATTACATGATGAAATATTGGAAACATATAAATGTTCTTGTATACACAATGGCTATCACGTATCGGATGAGTTTGACAAGCACGGTTTTGGTTTAGAAGCAGCAGAAACATGTCGCGAAAACAAATTTGCTGTAAAGTATGGACCTTCAGCCGAACAATTCAAAGAACATTATCCTGAACTATTTTTATGTGATACAGGCCGAGAGGTTTTAGGTTGGAGTGAAACTTTTAAATCTTTAGGATTTGCCACAACTACATTTGATATTTGTAAACATACTAATATACCTAAATATGTTGGGAAAAAATATAGATTACAAGTGAGTGTCGAACATGACATTTCATTACTTGTTGGAGATACTGTCCAGTTCCAAGTCGGCACGGCAACTCAAGTCACTGGTCAAGTCATTAATGGTGAATGTATAGTAATCACCATATGTGATAATACTACTGACCCGTGTATAGTATTAGAAGGTGCTAGTATTATTATATCATATAAGGATCATATTACCATAAACGGTCATATCATCACCTTCGAAGAAGTTGGTTATTGCTGGGAAGATGGAGAATGCACTGATGAATTTCCTATAATTAAATCATATCCACCACTAGGATATGATGAAAATGGTAATATGGTTCAAGCCTATTCTAGACCCGGTCATGTCCATGATGATGTTGATGGTGTTCCGTTGCAAACTTATACTGCTTGGCCACCTAATAAGGGAGACCGTATTCCAGCATCATTAGTTAAATATTTATTGAACCCAATTCCAAAAATCCCACAGTGTGGTGTTGTAACCAATATGTCTGAGGACGACCCATTTATAAATATTGCAAATACATTAGTTGGTAGAGGTAATTATTTAATGACAAATAATAAATCTTCTAATAGATTTGAACGCGCTATTATAAGATCACAAGGCGATGACACTAAAATACTTGGGACAGGTGTAAATGATAGAAAAGTTTTAGGTGGTTTCGCAACAAGTGGAGCAGCATCTATTGATTCTCTTGCTATAGAATCGGTCACTTATACTGGGGGTATGTGCTCTTCAGTCAATGAAGTATGTCAAAATACTTATAATGTAACAGAAACATCTGCTAATAAACAATTTGCAATTATACAAAAAGCATTACTTGAATTACAAAGAATAATTGATCAGGGTGGATCAGGGGATCCAAGTATTCCTGGATTCCCGGATCCAAGTATTCCTGGCGGAAATCCATCATTAGTATGTGGTGAATTACTTGATGATGTATTTGAAACTACTAGTAAAACATTAATTGGATTTGATCCAGTATTTTCTAAATTATTCAACAATTATCCATTAAATAGACGAATATTATGTAGAAAAGCTAGAAAAGAATATTTATGTAAACCAATGATATGTGATAAAGGACATAATTGTGTGAAAAAGAATAAATCTCGTGATCGTGAATGCAAAAAATATAGATCTAGAAATTATTATGATGATAGTAGTGAATCTGATTAAATTTTAATTAACTTTTTTAATTAACTCTTTAATATTTTTTTTAATATGTATTTAATTTAAAAATAAATATATAAGATAAAATAACATGAATAAATCTGGTAAATTTAAATTAAATGAAAGCACTAATCTCAAGAATAAATCGAGTATTGTTATTAATCATGAACAAATAAGATTAACTTCAACTATAAAAAATCTAGAAACATTATTATTACAGAGAGAAAATGAAATATTAAATATAAATGAAGATAAAAAATCACTGGATAGGCAATTATCGTTATTGGGAAATAGATATACTGAAATAGTAGAAAAAACAAAAATATTAAATAATAGAAATAATAGAGAGACAAGTTTAGCTACTAGATATAAATTAGATTTAGAAAAAGTTCAGGTAAATTTAGATAAATGTAAAGAATTAATTATTATAAAAAAAGAAGAAATCAAGCAATTAAAAACAGACAAAAAAGTATTATTTGATGAAAAAGCAGATATATTAATAACTAAAAAAGAATTAACAGATAGTAATAAAATTATATTAAGGAGTAGTGTAATGGAAAGAATGAAAGTTAAAAAACAGGTAATATTGCCTTCTATTTTAAAAAATTTTCAAAAAGAAATTAACAAAATATTAAATGAATTTCAGAGTTATAATAATTATTGGTTAAATATTTTTACAAATGATTGGAAGGGGACTCGTTCAAATATTTTTTCACTCAGTGGTAATAGAAGTATAGAAATATTGAAAAAATTTGGTTATACTCAAAATTTTCAAAAAAATGGAATACCATTTAAAAAAATAACAGAACCATCAAATGGTTGGGTATTATCTGATACTAAATCGATTGATTATTTGGTAAAAGATTATATTTGTTTTAGTAATATTTTACCAAAATCTTGTCCAGGATGCGATGATTTTGTATTAGATAAAAATATAGATATATCATTAAAAACATTATTTGATGCTGTTAATACAAGTATTCCTGGAAAATCTATTAATAATAGTGAAAATCAACAATTAATAATTAATAGTAGTTATAATAATTATAAATATTGGTCAAATTGTAAAGAAATAATTGATAAATGTAAATTATGTTCAAATAATATAGTATATTTAAACAATAAATTAACAAAAATTAATAAATTAAATGATCATATTTCTAGTTCGTTTGATGATATCAATGATATACTTCAAGATTATTTATTAATTGAAAATGATCAAGAAAAAATGAAAATATTGTGGAAGGAATTATTAGATAAAGTATCCATAATATATGATTTAATATTAAATGAGTTTTTTGAACTAAATAAATATGATTATAATAGAGATAATATTTTTATTCAAGTTGATTGTGTTAGTAAAATTGATAAATTAAACGTTATTCAATGGATTAGACAAGTTCCACTTGTTTATAATAACCCTATAACTGGACCACTTGTATTTCATACTAATAAATCACCAGAATATAATCCAATTGAATATTTAATCGCAAATAAATCTGGTCTTTTGGGTGAATTACCAGAAACATATCAATTAGCAGGTGATTTAGGAAATATATTTAATACACAACCTGATTCAATTAATTTAAAATGTAGTCAAATTAAACAATTAAATAAATTTATACAGGATGGTGGTGATGATTATATAAAAACTTTATTTAATAAAATATTTATCAATTTTGAAAACAAATTAAATAATTGTGATGGTCCAGATATAGATAAAGATATAGAATTAATTTATAAACAAGATACGAATGTTCCAATAAATGATAGGTGGGAAATTATAAAAACATCTGAAGAATTACAAGATGACATTATAAATTTACAGGAGGAATCAAATATTGTGAATATTAATTTATATTTTAAAAATATAATTGATTTAAATTCAAAATTACATTCATTATTCATATGTGAATTAGATAATTTAAATCTTTAGATATAATAATATATATATATATATGGAAGATGAATATATTAAAGATGAATATATTAAAGAAGATGAATTAGAAGATGAATTAGAAGATGAATCTATAAAAAAAACAAAATATAAACAATATATTAAAATAATTATGTTAATGATAATACCATTAATATTTACTGTAATAATTTATTTAAATCCAAAATTAAAAAATAAATTATTAAAAAATGTTAATTTTATTAAATCAAATAATAAAAATACAACTGTTATTTTTATTATAGTAATAATATTATTATTAGTAAATTTATTATTACATTGGCAATTTATTTCAAATATAATAATAGGATATATTTTTGGTTTAATAGGGATTCCAATTGGTTTATTTATAACTATAGTTTCTTCATCTATATCATACTATATATCTAGATATATTACAGATGAAACAATATTATTAAAAGATGAAAATAAAACATTAATAAAGGTAATTATTAGTAGAATATTATTCCCACATCATTTAACTAGTTATTTTTGGGGTTCAACTAATATATCGTTTACTACTTTTTTTATTGGTACATTATTAATAATGATACCAATTACAATAATAGAAGTATATATGGGTAGTTTATTAAATAATATAACAGAATTAAAAAATAAAATGTTTAAATCAACTAATCATAAATATTATATAATATTATTACTAATTTTAATAGTAATTGGATATATTGTTATTAAAAAATATAAAAAAGTAATTAATACAAGAAAAGAAAAAGATGTTAATTAAAATAAAATGGGTATATAAATGTGAATAATAATATAATTAATATAAATATATCCGTATTTCTAACTATTTTTTTATATTTTATAGGTAATTCATCATATTGTTCTCTATATTTTTTAGGTTTAAATGATTTAGATAACCATCCAAATAATGTTGGTCTTAATTTATCATTACAATCATATATATAATCATACCATGCCAAACTAATATATGCACTTGTAGATAATAATGCTATCATTACAATATTATGATAAATAGATTTTGGTTTTGGTAAATAATATATTATAATTATCAATGAAGAAAAAATAATACACTTTTCATTTAAATATAGAGGTGTTCCGAATATACCTCCACCCATTTATATATATACTAAACATTTTTTTTCCTATATGTTAATCTTCTTCTCCTTCCACCCATTTGTTGTTTTTCTCTATCAGACCATACAACTTTAGTTATACCATCATCTCCAAATCCTTCCCAATCATCTATTACCGCTTGCCAAGGAGTATCTAAACCATATTTATCCGCTAATTCTCTCAATGTAAAAGGATCACCAATTGGTATCCCAGATTCACTTACATATTTCTTTTTAATTGGTTCGCCAAAATAATTTAATTCTTTATTAAATATATCATCAATATTCCATTTATTACCACGATAACATACAAATTTAGAACCAACTGGAACATTTAGAGAATTATTATCATTACATTCATTTACCCATATATCTATAATTCCATTTGTTAATCTTTCAAATTCAGATGGAATTCCTTGAGCAATCGCATCATCGTGTTGATCTAATATTTTATCTAAATGTCTATATAGTTCATCTCTATGCCATCTTCTAGAAGGCGTATTAATAAATCCACCACCACGACCCATTAATCCATTTTGTAATACTTCAACAATGACTTCTTCTTCCCAACCTTCATCCGCTTCTATGTTTTCTAACATAGTAATATCTGACCACTCATATCCCCCGACCATATCTTCTCCACTTGTACAACCAGCAATAGTTGTCCCATATTGTGAACTATATAATAATATATCATCTTGTTCGTCAGTTGTATTACTTAAATCTAAAGCATCAAAGAATCTTTTAGCGACTTCTCTAGCAGAAGCTGATTTTTTTCTAGCATGATGAGCCCAATTATGTCTAGATATGGACATATTTTTATATCTTTTATTATCCGGTGGTTTATTTATACTTTGAGCTAAATCATCCCACATAGATTGTTCCTCATACCCTGGACCGGTTTGCTGCATTAAATCTGGATCACCTCTTTGATTCCATACAGTTCCATAATTGTGTGTTCCATCCATTATAATATATATGTATATTTATTTATTTCACTAATTTATTTCACTAATTTATTTCACTAATTTATTAAATTCTAGAAGCATATTTTTTGATATTTTTTTTGTATATATTAAATTGGCCAATTTAGTATAATAATTAAATACTTTATAATTACATTTGTATTTATTATATATTTCAACTATTTTTTCTTTATTTTTATTATTATGAATTGAATATATTAATTTCAATAATATATTATAATATATATATTGATTATTTGAATATTCTTCCAATATATTATGATGTGTATATATTAATGATTTACTAATATATGAGTTATATACTATATTTTTGTTTAATTTTAAATTATATTTATGTATATAATAATATGGTATTATTATGGAATATAATAGTGAATAATTAATATTATGAAATATACAATTTCTAGATTTAAATTGTTCATGTAAATCAAAAATACACATAGATTTATAAATATTACATAATGCTCCAATATTTTTACAACTATATGAGGTATGGATATTTTCAAGTATATTTAATCCAATAATACTATAATCAGAACTATATTTAATATATAAATTTTTAATTGAATCTTTATATATTAAAGATTCAGTTAAGAAACATATATCTTGATTAGAGTTATTATCAACTGAATTTAATTTTAAATAACTTAAATCTTTTATATATATTTCATTTACCTTAACACTATTTAAATTTTTATTAGATTTTTTAATTATTTCATTTATAATATTAATTGGTTTATATGGTAATATTTTTCTAACGATATTATTAAATTCTAGATTGGAATAATCAATATGAATATGGATACTTTTAGAATATATAAATTTTAATTTTTTATTATATATATCTGTTGATGTTATTACTATTGGATTTTTAATTGTTTTAATATTTGATAGTATTGTATTGATTTCTCTTATATATGATTTATCTGAGCAATATAAATTATCGAATAATAATGATTTATATTCTTTAGTATTTTTTGTAAACCATTTTGATATATCTTTTTTATATAAAACACTATTGATATATTCGGGTATATTTTTATTAATTAAAATATTAATATATATAATTGTATATTCTTTTAATATAATATTAATTAGTTCAGTTTTTCCACATCCACTTCTCCCAGTTATAACTAATGGTATATTTTGAAAATTTATATTATTGAAATTGTCAATCCAGTTTATTATTTTATTTTTATCACTAATAGATAAATAAAAATCATCTAATGTTAATATCATTAATTAATTAATTAATATTATTAAAAAAATTTTAAATAGAAAAAAAATTTAACAGTCGGGACTAAAACTATATGTAAAATCATTTTTATTTACATAATCTGGTAATGGCATTAATTGGGGTGTATTATCTATTTTATTAATATATCCAGTATATTGAATTAATTCAGATATTATTCTATCAACAGCAAAATCTAAGACATATTTATTTAATGTTTTAACTTCTTCAAGAACATTTGGATTTAATAGATTACCATATTGAAGTAACATTGATCTCATTATAATAAATAATTGTTCTTCAGATTGATCACTAATAATAGTATTATTATACTGCGTATATACTTCATATTTCATCATTTTTTGAAGGGCAGATTTATTTTCATTAGAAAAAAAAACTTTAGTTACTTCTGTTTGTTCTAATATCCCCTTAACAGGATTATTAGAACTTGTATTTATTAATATATTACTATCCATTTATATATTATATATTTATTTTAATTTCAAGTATTCTTTCTTCAAACTATTAATTTCACTTAACCATATTTCTTCTATACTTGAGCTATATAGAATGTCATATTTATTTTGAAGTTCTTTAATAGAATTTAATAATTCTACCATTTTTTCTTCTGTTAAATTATATAATGGCATATTGATTAAATAATTAAATCCTATTTTTTTATTTTCAATTGAATATTTTTCAGTAATATTTTTATCAATAATCATTTTATATTTTAATTCAATCAGTCTAGATATAATTTTATCTTTTGTATTACGATAAATTACAATTTTATCATTAATTACATCATTGATAAATTCCATTTTACTATTATTAATATCAAGTTCATATTGAATTTGGTTCAATTGAAAATCTTTTCTAGTAATATATAGATTATATCTTTCGGTATAATAATCATCAAAAATATCATTGATATGATGATATTTTTTAATTGTCCCAGCT